ATGCCAAAGCTGCCGAGCGAACTCGGGCTGACGATCACGCGGATGTCGATAACATCGCTGCCTTCGAGCGCTTGCGGCGCGGAGGTCCGCACCGCCGCCGGGCAATCGACGGTATCGCTCACGCTGATCGCGCCGGTCACCGGGTCGACCGCGGTGCGCTGCAAGGTGACGGTCTGGCCGTAGCCGGCGATCGCCGCGTCGAGGCGGGCGATGAGGGTCTGCGGCGTCATACCACCCAACTGATCCGGTACGGGGTCAGCCACTCGCGGACCGATCCCGGCATTGCCGTTGCGTCCGAGGTGTCGCCGGCGCTGCTGTAGACTTGAGTGATGAGGTCGGGGATCGTCTCGGAACGAACCGAGGGATCGCGCCCGACCGCGTTGTAGCGGATCGATATCCACTCCAGGCACGCGCCCTGCACATCGGCCGGGATTGGGTCGTAGCCGGCGGTGTAATCGACCACCAGCGTCGCGGTATTCCAGGCATAAGGCGCCGCCGTGCCGTCGAGCCGGTAGAGACTGCCGGCCTCGGGGTAGACTTCGAGGTATGCGGGGTCGAGCGCAACGCCGGCTTCGGTGACGGCGACGAGCGGAACGCCGGCAACGTCAACCGCGATGGGATATTGCCGGGTCACAAACGGCTCGCCATACCCGCCGTAAGCGTTGCGGACCTGATCGCGATAAACCTGCTGCACGAATACGCGGTCGCAGTAATTGGCGATCGCCGCCGAGGTCGCGCTGATGTGCTGGCTGATCTGGGCGTCCTTCGACGTGTCGGCGGGATCGATGCCGAGCAATGCCTTGGCCTGGTCGAGCGTCACCAGATCGAGGCTCGTCGCCGGCGTGATGACGCGGGTGATGCGGTAGTAATTCACCGGGCGAGCCGCGACAGCAGCGGGTACAGATCGCAGCCGAGCGCGCTGCCGTCGCCAAAGCGCAGCGTCAGCATGCCCTCGGGATCGACTTCGAGCGCGGTTGGCGTCGGCCCCGGCGGGCCGCGCTCGCCCCGTTCGCCGGGCCTGCCCGGCTTACCGTATCCGCCCTGCGCCGCCAGCATTTGCCAGCCTTCACCGGGGCACGGCCCCGGATCATCCACTCGCGCCGCAAAGCTCGCGCCGTTGAGCATCACAACGTCGAGCGCCCGATACTCAAACGATGGGTTCCATGTCCCGCGGATCGTGAAGCCGCGGCCCTGGGCGCCGGCTTCACCAGGCTCTCCCTGTGGCCCAGAGGGGCCGGGTTCGCCGGCTGGCCCCTGGACGCTCTCGCCCCGCTCTCCCCGCTCGCCTTGCGCCCCAGGCTCTCCGGGCGGCCCAGCGGGGCCGGGTTCGCCGGGCGGGCCGATGATGGCCTGCCCAGGCTCTCCGCGTTCTCCCCGCTGGCCCTGCGGCCCCTGCGGGCCGGTTTGCCCATCCTTGAGTTCGGCGAGGCGAGCCGTAACCAGCCGCTCGACGCGCAACTCGGCCTCGGCCCGCTCGGCGCGAAGCGCGGAGCGCTCCTCGCGAACCTCCGAGACGAGCGCCGCCACGGAGAGTCTGAGTTCGCGCTCGATGCGGGCGGCAATCGAACCCAACTCTTCGGCTGCCGCCTCTTCAAGCGGCGATAAGATCGCGGGCATATCGTTCGCGGATGAGGCGCTGGATCTGCTGTTGCTTTGCTGCTGCATCGCCGCCAGTCCCATCAGGAGGCTTATCGCTACTGCCGCCACCCCCGTCCGCGGCTGGTTGCGCCGGCAGAGTGGGTTGCGGCGAGGGCGGCTGCATGTCGCTGCCGTAGCTGAGCGGGACGACCTGTTGCTGCACCCTCGGTTCAGATCCATGACCGCCCGGTACAGCCGGCAGGTCTTCGGATGCGCGCGCCTCGTCGGGACTGTAGATGCCGGAAATGACACCGCGCGCCAGCGCCTCGATCCGCTCCCGATAAGCCGAGCGCAGCAGCGCCCGCGTATCGAGTTCGAGATATTCGTCCGGCACGCCGCGAAGCTGAAAGAGTTGCCCGAAGGCTTCCTCAATGTGATTGAGCGTGAACCCGAGCCCGGTACCGATCCACGACTGCATCAATAACTCGGTGTTAGCGTAGGTTGTGCCGCCGATGCCGAGGATTTGCAGCGGTATCCGCATCGCCAGCGCGATGTTCTGATCGCTCATCTTGAGCATTTCGGCGAGCTGCGCGTCGACCGCGCTCGTCGCGATCGGCTGTGCCTTAAGCCCGTGCGTCAGGATCGGCGTGCGCCCGGCCGCCTCGCCCTGTGTCTGGTGATCCCACCACTGCCGCAGTTCTTGCGACTGCTCGCGCTTCATCGGCAGATCGGTAGTCAACAGAAAGCTCGGCCGCGCCTGGTTCAGATAGAACGCGATCTGCTGGTTGAGCGCCGCATCCGACATTGCCAGATCGAGTGCCGCCGCCATGATCGGACTCGCGCCCTTGAGCGGATGCCGCGGCGTATGCAGCCGAATGTGCAGCACGTCGCGCGCCGGCACCGGATACGATAAATCCAGCCGTTGCTCGATGATTTCGTTGCCCTGCATCGAATAGAAGATGCTGCCGTCCTCGGCCACTGTCGCCGAGCCCTCGCGCATCAGGTGCAGTTCAATGATCTCGGCGCGTGCGTTGCGCACCGCGACCGCAAACGTCTCGCCGCGCTCATATAGCCGCCGCGTCAGGTTCAGCAGAAAATCGCTGATGCTCTGATAATCATTCGGCCGCCGCATGATGCGCGACAGCGCCGAATTCGTCACCCGCTCGCGCCCGCCATTCGACAGGCTGCGCCAGTGGTCGCCGGGGCACATCGGCACCGTCTGGCTGTAAGCGCTGATGCATGCCTCCAGCATGGCGCTGCGCCCGCCATAGGGCTGCACGTTTTGGCCGTTCTGCCAGTAATTCCACGAACTGCCGGCGGGCAGCCAGCCGTGGGAGAGGAAATAGGGTCCGGGACGGTATTGCCCCTCGGCCGACCGCCCCCACGGCAGCATTCGGGTGAGCCAGTTGGGCATCAGGTGCGGGTCTGGTAACCGCTGCGGCCCTGCTCCGGCTTCACATCGCGCTGTTGCCGTTCTTTTTCTTCGCGTTCCTTCTGCTCGCGCTCGCGGCGATGCTGCGCTGTCTCGCCGGCAGGTGCTTCGGGCGGCGGCTCGGCGGCTTCCGCGGCACCCTCCTTGAAGGCGTCGGCTTCCTCCTGTGTCGGCGTCGGCTGTTCCGGCGGCGACGATACCCGCTCGGCGATTTCCTTGTCGGTCTGCTCCTTTAGGGATCGCTGATCCTTCCGCTCGGCTTCCGGGGCCGGCGATGTGCGGCGTGTGCTTTCCATCATTTCCTCCGTTGTGATTATTCGGTTTGCGCCGCCGCTACGGCAATGGCATTCGACGGCGGCGCCGCGGTCGAGCCCTCGGCGTTTGTCGCCGTTACGATGCAGCTAACGTTCTTGCCGGCGTCGCCGGCCACCACCGTGTAATCAGCCGCGGCACCCTCGGCAGCCGTAGTTCCGTCCGCCATCCATTTGTAGCTGTAGCCGGTGGGCTCGCCGGTCCAGTTGCCCATCGTGCAATTGAGCGTGGCACCGACCGTGCCGTCGCCCGAGACATAGGGCACATCGAGATTGCGCGGTGCTGCCAGGGCACCCGTTTCCCCGGTATGCACCATTTCTTTGACGTAATCGGCGCGCGCCTGCGTCGGCTGCGGCAGATCGGCCATCGATTTCCCTCCGCAAAACGAAGCGGGGCCGAAGCCCCGCCTATTGCTTACGCCCAGTTCACGCCGGTCCCGATGAACTGCACCATGCCGCTACGAACCATCGCCCAATTCACATTTGCGACCATTCTCACGGCGATCTGCGCAGTCTGGAACATCGATTGCGTCGGTGCTGCGACGGTGGCGGGCGCACCAGCCGTGCCGATATTGAGTGGTGTGGTGTCCTCCATGTGCAGCGTTGCGGTCTCGGAGACCTCAAATTCGGGCGCGCCGGACACGCTGACGAAATCGGCCGCGTCGATCATGTAGACGGAGCCGGCCGCGATGCTGGTCGAGGCAATCACCGTGAACATGTCCGTAAACTGCGTCGACCAGCCGAACGGCGCCCCGGCGGGACCGGGCGCATAGAGCAACTGATTGCGCTGCGCCGGGTTCATCAAGAATGCCAGCTTGCGACCGGCATTCGCCGCGTAAAACGGTGCCGTCAGCTTTTGCATGTCGCCGAGAAACGCCGCGTAGCCGCCGCCCGCAGTGGCGGTGAGCGTTGACACGCCGTTGGTCAATCCCGCGGGGCGTGTCGTCGATACCGCCACATTGTCGAGCAGCAGCGCATCGATGTTGATCTGCGTGTCATCCACGATGCTCTTGCGGATCAGCGCCTCGATGTCCGGGTTCGAGTACATCCCGATCTCTCGGCTGAACACCGAGATGCCGCCGACCTTGTGCGGGTAGAGCGTGATCGACGTAGTGCCCAGCCGGCGCACCGGGATCGGTGCCGCTTCCGCGACGAACGAGCCGCCGATGCTCGGCGTCGCTGCCCTGCTCGGGATCTTGATTGCCCCGGCATTGGGACCGAAGTTCAAGGAAGTGCCCATCGCCGCCAGTTTTGGAAACACCTGGTTCGGCATAAGGCTGTTGATGAACTCTCCCTGCCCTACTTGCACCAACTCGGCGGCCCACCCGGCCGTTGTCGTTGTGGCGCCCGCGATAGCGGCACGGGTCACCACCGCGGTGTGCTCGTCATCGGGATAGCGCTCGGCGAGCACTTGCTCGATTGACATCCGCTGCGCGGTAGCGATGAAGCGTGCGACGCAGTGGTTGGCGTACAAATCGCCCGGTGTCCGCTCTTTCCCCGGCAGCCCGAGCGGCCGGCGATTGATCGCGGGCGCGGCCAGCGGCGGCAGCACCTGCTGCTGCGCGGTACGGATGGCCAGCGATCTTTCGGTGGCGTGCAACGACGCGAGGCGCCGTTCTTGTTCGGCAATCTCAGCATTCAGAGTATCCGCGACCTCCGGGTCGTGCTCGGGATCGCGAGTGTGCTCGAACAACTTGTCGCGCGCCGCGTTAAGCCGCGCCTGCCGGTCTTCGATCTGCTGACTGGTGGTAAGGTTTTCGGTCATTGGAGTGCCCCTCGATCGGGGTTGCGTCACGGCATGCCCGCCGGTTGTGGCTATGTCCCGTCTCTGTCCGGCATGCCCGCCGAAGACAAAGGCCATAGCAGTGTCGTCAGAAATGTTCAGCGACTTCGCCACCATCGCGAGCGCCGCCGGGTTGGCCGGGACGCCGACGATGGAGGCTTCAAGCAACTCCTGCCGGGTGTAGCGGGTGCCGGCACCCGGGCGCTTCGGATCGATCGGCTCGCTGGCGACGCCGCGGAACCCGACACTGGTGGCGCGCAAGATGTCCTGCTCGATCAGCGACAGGATTTCGTCGGTGCGCTGCGAGGTGCCTTTCTTCGCAGGCTGGAAGTCCGCGACAAGGCGGCCGTCCTCTACCCGGATATTCTGCCACTTGCCGATCGGCTGATGCGGCGAATGGTTGAACAGCGCGATCGGATTGGCGCGGAAGTTGTCGAGCAGCCAGCCGTCCGGCTCGATGATGTCGCTATAGCGGTCCAGCGTCGCGTCGCTCAGCACGTAGGACAGGGCGCCCTCGGCCTTCCCGGCCGCGGTCTTGAAGATCATCTGCATGGAATGCCCCTGGGAGGCGATAGGAAGGCCGCCACGCGGCCTCAATGACGTTCGGCGGTCAGACGATCATCGCCTGAATGTCGATCTCGTGGCTGTCCTCAAGCGGCGCGACGCCGCACATCATGGCAAGCGCGACGGCGCCGTCGATGCGCCCGGCGGAGCGGTCTTTCGCCAATTTCCTGTTTCCGGCCGGATCGGATTTCACGACGGCATTGGCGAGGCACATCGACAGCACCGGATGCCCGCCATGCGCCAGCCGGCCATTCAGAATCTCGGCCTCCAGCGCCCGCAGCGCCGGGCTCATATCCTGAAAACCCTGGCCGAATTCGGTGAACACTTCTTCAAGCTGCGGCTCGGTAAAACCGGATTTGAGCAGCCACGGTCTTAAATGCCGCATGCCCCAGCGATCAAATGCGATCTTGTGGATGTCGTAGCGGTCAAACAGTCCGCGCAGATATTCGGCGACGTACTCGTAATCGACCGAACGCCCGGGTGCCGCCAGCAGATAGCCCTCGCGGTGCCAGACATCGTAGGGCACGCGGTCGCTCCGCGCTTTTGCCGCGAGCCCATCGCCGGGCAACCAAAAGGTCGGATGTATCTGCCACACTTCCTCGATCCGCGCACCGAGCACCAACGCGGTCAGATCGTTTGCTGCCGATAAATCCAATCCGGCATAGACCGGATGGCCGTCGAGTGGCAGCGGCTCGGTCGCGCAAGCCGCCCAGGTGTTACGGGAAACAAACGGCGAGCTTGCCTCAACTCGCTGGTTCAGAAAGAGCCATCGAAAAGAGTTTTCTGCGGTAGGCAACCGTATTGCCCGTTCCGCGGCTTCCTCGACATCCGGTAGCGAACGGAAGATGCCCAACGCAGGATTGGCTTCCTTCCACGCCTCGCGGTCCATTAGTTCGCAGGTAATCGGTGCCGTATGAAGATGACAGACGATGTGCGGGTCTTGGGAATTGCGTGCATCGTCGAGCCAAATCGAAAACAAGTCTCCATCGGTCGGAGCCTGCGTCGAGATCGCGATCAATAACGCCTTACCCTCATACGCACCCTGCGCAGTTTCAATCGCTTCGATGAAACCGTCGTATGGCCCGCGCACCTGGCCAACTTCGTCCAGGATCGCGACAATCGGCGATCCGCCATGCGCGCCCTTTGCGTCTGCCGAGATCGCTTGATATTCAACATTCATCGGCAGGCCAATCAAAATACGTTGGCTCGGGATTGTTTTAATGATTTTCCGAAGCTCCGGTGACATCATCACCATCTTCGATGCGTAGTTATAGACCTCCGACGCCTGTTTGCGGGTTTGCGCGCCAGAAACGATCCGACTATTCTCAAAAGCTTCCGGCCCGACAATGTGGGCCAGCAGTATCATCGCGATAGTGGCGGTTTTTGCGTTCTTCCTCGCTATCGAGAGATACGCCCTGGATGTTCCCGCCGGGTTGTCGTAGACATTGAGTATGAATTGCTTCTGAAAGTCGAGCAGGCGCACCGGCCGGCCAAGCAATACCCCTTCAGGAACCCGGCAGTATTTCTGGATAAAGGCTATTATCTTTTCGCCGCGAGTCATCAATGCGGTTTGGCTATCAGGTTATCGTCCATAGCATCGTCTGCTTCGGTTCGTTTCCCAGTTGTCCGCCGGCGGGCAACGTCCCGCGCTTCGCCAGATTGCGCGCGCGCGTGCAGGGATAAGCTGCGACGGAAGGAAAGGATTGTGCCGGCGTGCATCTGGACGATCGCCTTGCGCGGATTAACCACAGGCGTCCCTGCCTGACTGAACGCAACCGACCCCTCATCGCGCAGCAACGTCTGCTCACGCTCCAAATCCGCCATTGTCCTGGCAAGCATCGCCGCTAACTCAAGCTGATGTCCCGTCCACTCCGAGCGAGCGAATTCGGCGATCACACTGGCAAAAAATGGTAAGTCTCGCGGCGTCAGCGGTACATTCGATGGCGGCACAACATTGTTAGCCGCCGATCGCGATACTACCCGCACCGCCTCCGAAGCGCTATCGATACGAGGTCTTCTTGTCTTTCTCATCGGAATTTTGTGTTAGCATTAACGCTTGACT